GAACTCAACGCCCGCCTCAAAGCCGGCGGCCACCGCTGCACCATCGAGCAGCGCAAAGCCTCGCTTGTGCTCCGGGCCACCCTGGTGGACCGCTCCGATCCGGCCCTCAAGCGCCGCCAACGGATCAGCCTCGGCCTGCCCGCCGTCCTCGCCGCCCTCGGTGAAGCGGAGGACAAGGCCCACCTCCTCTCCCGGCAACTGCGCACCGGCACCTTCTGCTGGGAAGCCTGGGACACCCCCGAAGGCCCCGCCGCCATCACCGTCGCGGAGTTCCGCACGGCCGCCCAGCGACTCCACGCCAGCAAGTACCGCAAGGAACCCGAGCGCGGTGCCAGCGCCTGGTCCAAGAAATGGGCCCCCGCCCTGCGCAAGCTCCCGCCCTCGGGCGCCATCACCGAAGTCTCCCTGCTCCGGGTCATCCGCTCCATGCCCGCCGGCAGCGCCTCCCGCCGCGACCAGGGCAACCTCCTGACCCAAGTGGCCAAGTCCCTGGGCCTAGAGACCAGCGCCCTCCTCGAAGCCTGCCGCGGCTACGGCGTCGACAAGCTCACCGAGCGCGACATCCCCACCGACGAGGCCATCGAGGCCGCGTTCAAGCAAATCCGCCAGCCGCACTGGCGCTGGACCTTCGGGATGTGCGCTGCCTATGGCCTTCGTCCCCACGAGTGCGCTGAGCTCACCTGGCTCGAGGACGACTGGATCGAGGTCCACGACAAGACCAAAACAGGCGCCCGTCGTGTCACCCCGTGCCCGAGCGCCTGGATCAAGCTCTTCGAGCTACGGGACCTCCCGCGCCCCACGCAAAGCGCCCGCACCCTGACCAAGGTCTTCAACGACGCCCTGGACCGGGCCCAGGTGAGCATCAAGCCCTACAACCTCCGCCACGCCTACGCCCTGCGCCTGCTGTCCAAAGGCGTCTCCGCCGACCTCGGTGCCCGCCTGATGGGCCACAGCCTCCAGGTCCACCAGTCCACCTACCAGCGCTGGATCGAGGGCGACCGCATCCAGAAGGCCATGCAGGGCATTTCGCTTTAGGTTGGGCTAGCATCTATCCAGATCCGGTTAGACCTTCGTGGACGAGATCCTCAACCGCCTCGATGCCCTTGAGCGGACCCTCGTGGCCCTAATCGAAAGCAAGCAGACCCCAGCCAGCAACGACTGGGTCGACTCCAAAGAGTTCTGCCGCCTGGTTGGGCTGCGCGACACCAAAGCCCTGGTGTACCAGATGTCCAAGGGCATCATCCACGGCCCCGCCATCAAGAACATCGGCACCGCCAAGCGCCCGCGTTACCGCTTCCATCGCGTCAAAGCCGTCAACCAGTTCCTGAATAGGACAGTCAGCGCCTAACGCTTTTCCAGTACCGATCCTCTGCCTTGGCCTCCCAGGCCCGGTGTTGAGCGAGCCGCGCCGAAGCCCGAGCCCGTTTCTTGCTCAGGTTCCAGTCACTGAAGAACTCCGCATCAGCAACAAGTCGCTGCAACAGCCCATTTGGCAGCTTGCGGACCACCTTCTCCAAGCGACGCAACAACACGGCTCTGACTTCGAGCTCGGTCAACCGCCCACCGAGAACAACAGCTCGACGTACCGCCGTCCATCAATCTCCATCCCACGCCCATCTCCGACCACGAGCCCATCGAAGTGGTCCTCGAGCCTGGTGGTCAGCACATCCATCACCGCCATAGCTTCGACGACCGCGTCAACGCTCGGCGCCGCATCGATTGCCTCGGCGATGTCCTCCATCAACACGCAGTAGAAGGAGCGATCCCGGGGCACAAATTGTGGGGCCATGGATGTAGCGCCACTACCCAAGGCTACGGATGACCGTTATTTGGCATCCGCCCAAGTCTTGCCAGAGGACACCTCAGCAACGATGGGCACATGGGTGCAGACCTCTGACCCCGCCGACTCCATCGACTCCTTTAGCACCGTTCCCCAGTGCTCAGCGCGATCCTCACGCACCTCGAGGACGATTTCATCGTGGACCATGGCGATCAATTTGGCCTCACCAGCCGGCGCCTGAACAACGTGGCGCCACAGCTTGTCAATCGCGATCTTGGCGATGTCACCTGCGGTGCCCTGCACCTGCGTGTTGATCCGCGTCGTGTACTTGTCGTTGAAGCCAACCAACATCCGCCGGCGCCCAATCGCGGTGTTCACCGCCTTCGTGGTCTTGGTGCCTTCGCTCTGCTGCCAGGCATAGAGCGTGGGGTACGCAGCTCTGAAGCCCTCGACGATCTGCCGCGCCTCGTCGAGTTCCATGTCGAGCCCGTACTGCGCGACTGCCTGCTTCTGCAACGTCGCCGGCCCCGCGCCATACAGCAACCCGAAATTGGCCACCTTCGCTGAGGTCCTGGCCTCCTTGGTGACGTCCTCGAGGGCGACACCGGTCATCAAAGCGGCGGTCTCGGTGTGCAGGTCACGCCCCGCCCTATACGCCTCTCGCATCTTCTCCTCCCCCGAGAGCTCAGCCGCCACTCGCAGCTCCACCTGGGAGAAGTCAGCCACAACGAGCACATAGCCGGCCTCGGCAACGAACTTGCTGCGAAAATCCTTGCCCCGATTGACCTGCTGAAGGTTGGGAGACGCTGCGCTGAGCCTCCCCGTCTCAGTCCCCATTTGCCTGTAATTGCAATGGATCCGGCCATCCGGCCCCACGGACTCCAGGAGCTTTTCAATGTTCGAAACCTTGGTGACCGCTGTCTTCCAGTTCAGGTATTGATCGATCAGCTCATAGTCCTTGCGCAGGAACGCCAACAGGTTCTGATCCAGGCTCGGGGCGCCCTTCTCATCCGGGGGTAGCAGGATGCCCGCCTGCTCAAAGCGCTCGGCCATCTGCTTCGGCGAGCGCGGGTTGAAGCCCTTGTAGACCTTGGTTCCCAGCCGCTTCGAACCGGAATCCTTCTCCCTGGTGTTGACGCTGCCATCAGGATCACGCGGCAGCCACGAGTGCGGATCATCCGGCAGGTTCGCCCGGATCTCCTTGTCGAGGTGCTCCAGAAACAGGGTTTTCAGAGCCTCAGCCTCCTGGGTCAGCGACAGCCGCAGGTCCTCTGCCCCAGGCTTGTCGAAGCCAAACCCGTGCCACTGCATCGTTGCGATGGGCCGGAGCACCCGCATCTCCAGCAGAAACAGATCCCAGAGCGTGAAGTTCGCCCGAATCCGCTGACTCCTGAGGCTCTCCGCCAACTCATCCGCCAGGAACGGCAAGCAGATCACGTCACGCGCCGCGTACTCGACCATCTCGCTGGTGATCTCGCCGGACCAATCCGCCTTCTGCAGCTCCTTGGCCAAGGGCAGCTTGAGCACCCGGTCCACCAATGAGCCGAGGTCGTTCTTGGCCCCGGTCCCGTTATTGATGATCTTCGCGGCAATCATGGTGTCAAACAGCACACCACCGAGGACGATGTTCTCTCCTCGCAAGAAATTCAGATCAAACGCAGCGTTCTGCAAGACCTTTCGGTTAGGCCCTTCCAATAAATCTCTGAGCTCACGTAACCCAGGTGAATCCCACGGCACACTCCTCTCGCCCTCGGCGCGCCAACCGTCGAGGTCAACAATCAGTGCAAAATCTTTAGTCCCAACCTGAATTAGCCGCACCTGATTCGTCAGCGGATCAAGGCCGGTCGTTTCCGTGTCAACGCCAAGAAACCCGTCTACAGCTGCGATCTCAGCGATACGACGTTGTAATAGGCCCACCTGATGGGGACCCTGAACAAAGTCGAAATCCAGACGTGTCAGGGCATCAACCCTTTCCTGTGTTTTTAGGGATGGCATTGTGGTGTAACGGCGTTTTGTGGATGGACCACCTCTCGCTGAAGTTCGCGGAGCAATCCGCGCTGCGCATGGTGGACAGCTGCACCGACCTCGAGCAGCTCAAGCCGCTGACTCGCAGCTTGGTCAAAGGACATTTCGAAGCCAAAGCCCTGATCTGCCTGCTGCTGGAGCAACAGATCGAAGCCCTCGGCCGAGATCGGTGTGAAGGGTGCCCATCCGTTTTCGGAACTGATCAGGCGCCAGCAAGCTGAGCCTTGAAACGCTGGAGCGTCTCGACCAGCCAGGAACGGCGATAGCTCTTCACTTGGCGAGGAGCACCATCAACAAACTGCTGGCGAGTCGGGGGCTCTTCACCAAAGTCCTCGCGGTAGGCGTTCGCCACCAGGATCCCGGCGGAGCGGTACTTGGTCCGGGGCAGCACCTCTTGGAACACCTCCATCCAGGCATCGCTCAGGGTCAGCTCGTCTTCCCCAGCCAGCGCGGGCACTGAACCCGAGCTCGCGGACAGCACGTTGCTGCGCACGATGTCCTTGAACAGCAGCTCGTCGCGCTGATCCATCCCGCCGAGCTTCTCGAACAGAGCCACGCTCCGCTCCACGAGGGCGACAACTTCAGCAGCACCGAGCCTGGGCGTCGATGTTTTCTGAGGTTGAGCAGCACCCTGGAAGCCCTCAATGAACCAGCCGTCCATCCAGACCGCGAACGGCGCCGAAATCCACCGGGCCAGATCCACGGCGACTTGGGGATGGACCCAGGTACCGCCGCCATGGCCCTGACGCGAAACGATCAGGTCAAACACCGGAATTTCCGTTGTTTGGGACAGGGCGTCCAAATACTGCTGGCACCGATCCGACTCCCGGTAGTCAGACCAGCGCTTCTCATTGGCCCGGCACATGGCCGTGGCGTTGACGAAGCCGTCGGTGGTCCGGCGGCTGATCGGGGTCCCGTTCCAGGAACGCGACACCAGCTTGTTGCTATCCATCGAGAAGAAAGACATGTAGGTTGTGCGGAGCCCTGCTCCGGATGTGGTTGTCGGAGCGGCGCGGCCACCAGCGGTGAACGGTGGTGACGCAGGGGGAGGAGGTTGCACTCCTCCCTTTGCCGTATCTGGTCAGCCTAGCCCCGATTCAGGAACTGCAAGCAGTCATCCACACCAGGGCTAGGGGCATGAGGCTCAGCCGGCCCTAAACCCAGCGTCGAGGTCGTCCCAGTCGACGACGGCCTCGGGCCTGGGCTCCTGTGCCCACACAGGCGGAGCCACCGGCTGACCACCGGATTCAGGGTGACTGATCACGGCCTCGGCCTCGGCACCGACGTCCTCCGAGCCAACTTCAGGGACGCCCTCGGGGCCCCTTATACCGAGTGTGGGCGTGTCATTTGCCCATTGCTCCTTGGAATCGCCCTCGGGGACTGGCGTTTGACCAATGGACAACCTGTCCTGTTCTGGATGTTGTCCATTGCTTTTCTGAACTGGTTGGCTCGGCTCAGAGCAATGGACACCGTACTCGGCAGAAACTGCTGTGTCCATTGCTTTTTCCTGTTCCTGCAATGGGTTTGAAGGACGAATCGACAAAAGTCCCCTCGTAGTAGGCAACGCACGCGCGCGTGAGGGAGGGAGTGTGTACGTCTGTACTGGTTTGTCGGCTCCATCCACAACCGTCTTCTTCCCGAGGACGAGGACGCCATCGTCAACCCATCGATCAAGCCAACGCTTCACGGTCCGACTCGCCGGAGCCCGGCGCCCCTGACCCCCCATCTCCTCGACCAGCGACTCCCACACCTCCTTCGCCGTCAGACGGTCCACGAGAGCGTCACCGTCCTCACCCCGCGCCTTGAGGACTTGGTCCTTCACGATCCGCAGCGCCATGGTGTGGGGCTCCGGATCACCCTGGCCCTGGTCCTCCCGCCGCTCGGTCGGGGTGTAGTCCCACACCGAGTACGCGAAGTCGTGGTCCCGCTCCACCACCAGCAAGTCGCCCTGGCGCCCGAGCCTGGACTTCTTGATCTGGATCATCCGGCAGCTGGACGGAACCCGCCCCCGCTCGCGCAGCGCCTCACGCTCATCCTCCGAGAGCGTCCGCAGGTGCCACTGCTCATCCACCGCAGCGATCAGGTAGCGCGTGCCCCTGGCATCGCCATTGGCGTTGTCGTGGTGAATCCAGATGATCGATGTCGCCGGGAACCCTGAGTCGTCCGGATCGCCGTTCTTCTCCGCGTAGTAATAGAAGGGGCTGGCGAACGCCTTGTCCTTCTCCTCGACCTGCATCTTGGTGCTGCAGGAGCCGATCGAGTCGACGACCACCAGCGCCGGCTTGTAGGCCCGGATCCACTCCGCAAACTCGTGCGTGTGGTTGATCTGGAAGCCGCGCTTCACGATGAACCACTTGTCGAGGGCGGGGTTGATGCCGTTGTCCTCGCAGTCCCGCAGCAGCTTGGCCGGGTTCTGATCGTTCTGAATCCAGAGCACCGGGCCCTGCTTCACCGGCAGCTCAATGCCGCGGATCCGCATCGTTTCGCCGCGCCCGACGACCTTGGCCAGGCCCATGCAGGCCGACGTTTTCCCGAGGCCGCCGGCCGCGTGCAGCATCACCTGGGTGGGCCGCATCAACAGGTTCGGCACCAGGAACTGCATCTGCTCCACGTCCTGCCACCACTCCTTCTTCTGGTTGTTGCGGCGGCTGTCCTCGTAGTACCGGTACTCATCCATGGCAGCCAGGCACTGCTGGCCCGTCAGCCTCCGGCCGGTCTCAGCCGCCAAGCCCGCCATCCGCCCGAGCCTGATCGCCGGGTTGAGCTCCTCATCGTGGATCTTGATCAGCGCCTCGTGAAACTGGCGCTCATCCATCACCAGCCGCGGGGCCTCCTTTGTGATTTGCGCCCGCGCATCCTCTGGGTAGTTGAAGCCGAGCTTGGTAGTGATCTCCGCGACGTACCGCTCCAGGTCCGGGCCCTGGGGCCGCTCGGCATACAGGTCATTGACCGTGACCTTGTGAACGAAGTCGAGAACGTCACCGCCAACCCCGCACGCCTTGCAATCCCAGCAGCCCGACTCTGCCGAGTACTGGAAGCTGGTCCCTGACTGCCCGCCATGCCATGGGCACCCGGACATCATCTGGGGCTTGTTGCCCCCGCGCTCCTTCCACCCGTACTTGTCGAACACCGGATGGTTGAACACCAGATCATCCAACCGAGGCCGCAGCAGCCGCTGCACCTCCTCCTTGAAGAACCAGCCACGGATCTGCCGTGACGGAATCGCCGTCTCCCCGAGCTCGGCATCCAATGCCTTCTGGTCGGCATCGCTCAGCCACTGCACCGGTTTGCGGTGGTCCCGCAGAACATCGAGCACCCAAGCCGGTGCCGGAGCGACCTTCGCCTCGTTGTAGTTCAGCCAGCGATACGGCTTACCTGTGTCGGGGTGGGGCGAGCCCGGCACCACGCTCTGGCACTGGTTGAAGCGCAGCACCACCTCCTCGTACTGGGGCGCTTCGCTCGCCTCGGCCTTCCCGGCCTGACGTTCGACATCGCTGTGTCCCAGGTGCCAACTGCCGTCAGCACGCAGGATCAGCGTCTTGACATGCCGAAGCTCAGGGACAATCGACTGAGGCACCCGGTACAGCAGCTGCCGCCGCCCCGGCTTCCCCGATGTCCACGACATCGTGCGCTCCTCACCGAGCGCGTCGTAGTCGTTGCCGGCGGCATCCTTGTACCGACCGTCCGCCTCCGGCCCATCAATATCCAGGGCAATCAGGCCCCCCGAGAACTCCCCGGTGACCACACCGAGGCCGGCGTAGGCCCTGTTCGTCTTATAGGCATCGATGCAAAGCTCCCGGGTCAGGGGCTTGGTGCTCCACTCCTTGACGAAAGTTGCTTTCCCTGCCACGGGGACAAAAGTCCACCACTCGGGGAAAACGCCCTCCCGCAGGAGATCGATGGCACGCTTCCCCTTGTCCGGGAACGCACCGCTTGCGGCTGGTACAGCTGTCATGTAAGTTTTGGACGCTTGAGACTTGTCCTTCAGGACGCCAGAGCCCCCGCCCCTGACCAGGCCGGGGGCTTTTTGCTGGTCGGCGCCCATCCAGGACAAGCCACCGTACCGGCGCAACCTGAATCGGACAAGCTGCAAATCCTGCGGATTTTGTGGAAAGGATGCCGACTTCGGCCGCAACCTTTTAAGGTTGGGTTGAACCCTTAAAGCCTTCAGGCGCAGAACTGGTGCCCAACCACACCGTTTCAATGGCTCAGCCTCGACTGGAACGGGAAGTCGATCCCCTCACCCAGTTCGAGGGAGGCGTCCAGACCTTCGCCCTGCTGTTCACCCGCTGGATGGACACCAACGGCTGGTCACACCCAACGATGGTGACCCTGGCCAAAGCTTGCCTCGGCGGAACCGGCTGGCTCCACAGCAGCCAGATCAGCGGCCTCCGCCACGGGCGCCTCCTCAGCCCCGGCCCCCGGACCTTCATCGCTGTCGAGCGGCTCAACTTCTATATCCACCGCTACGCCACCACGAAAAAACTGCTCCCGGGCACCCCGGGCAGCAACCTCTACGCCAAGGCGTTCGCCATCACCGAGAACGACAAACCGCCCGAGCTCGGCTGGTGGGTCGAAGTCTTCTGCGGCCAACGCATCCCCCAGGACATCGACCTCCGTCAGACCTTCTTCACTGACGACCAAGCCACCAAGATCTCCAGCAGCTGGGGCGGGATGATCCGGAAGCTGATGATCCAGAAGGACATGGACATCATCGTTGAACTGGACCGGGTGCTCCGCGAGAGCTACCCCGCCAAGGATGCTGAACGTCTAAGCCGCGTCGCCAGCGTCATCCAGAACCGTGAGACCTGGAGCGCCCAGGAACTGGTGAACGAGCTCCCCGCCATCAGCAACCTCACCGCGAGCCTGGGCGGCCCCAAAACCGAGAGCGACCTGCTCCGCGCCCTCAAAGACTGAATCCGCGCACCGCGCCACCATCTGTGGTGTCAACGGCTCCTTGCACACCATATGGGGCGGCTAGATTGAGGGGACTGCTTCTAGTTCGTGGACGTCACCTCCTTATTCGCCCCGGCACACGCTTCCCGACCGCTGCAGGCGATCAACTGGGAGTACAAACACCTTTTTGACATCGAATTCATCGGTGAATCGGACCAGGAGTTCGTCCGCCTCATCTATGAAGACGACGAAAGCGGGGAAATGCACACCCTGCTGTGTGGCCGCCAGCATTACCGCCATCTGGGCCCATACATCGCTGACTTCCGCGCCTGGAAATCAGACCCCTACGCCCACGAAAACACTGTCATCCCAATCGCTCTGAGCCCCTGCGGTCGCGCTGTGTTCAGCCTCGCCGGCGCTGAGCACGACCACCCAGAGCTGGCCAGGCGCAACGTCAACGTCAAACTCCACCCCGAGGCCGCTCACCAAATCCGGAAAGCGGCCAAAGCCCGCGGCATGACTGGGGCCGAGCTCGTACTGACAGCCCTCCTCAAATCTGCATCCAAATTCGGTTGACATCACGGGCCAACCTGCTTAGGCTGACTTCAGTCGACCCTTCCGAGTGAGCACCAAGCACCGTCTTTACGGCGAGCTCAAGCGCAAACGGCATCTGTATCTCACGGACACCGCACACACTCATCTGGTCGACCTGGCACACAGCTCTGGCTCTTCCCCCTCCGAGGTCTGCGAGCAGATCATTCGGAACCACGCCACCGCCGCCGCCATCCCAGTCACCTCGGCATCTGACGCCCCATGACATCCGCATTCCTTTCCCTCGACCTTGTCGAAGAGATCTCCAAGGAGTCTTCGAGCAACGGTCGCTACCTGAACCCCGCCAAACTCACCGGCGAAAAGCGTCTCCGCTTCTTCGGTGAAGGCATCACGGGTTACAGCGCCTGGACCATCGACAAGAAACCAATCCGCTGGGAAGCCAAGCCCGCCGAACTCCCCCCGAACCTGGCTCCCGACCTGAGCGGCAAAGTCACGCTCAAGCGCTTCCTGGCCGGCGTGGTCTACGACTACGAGGCCGGTGACTTCAAGATCCTGGAGATCACCCAGCGCACCCTGATGGACCAACTGTTCAAGTTCATCAAGGACGAGGACTACGGCGACCCCACCGGCTACGACATCAAGATCAACAAGACCGGTGAAGGCAAAGAGACCGAGTACTCCCTCGTCGCTGCCCCGCCGAAGTCCGTCACCAAGGACATGGCCACCGCTTTCGAGAACCTGACCTGCAACTTGAAAGCCTTGTTCGATGGCGACGACCCTTGGGCTGAAGCTGCTGCCTGAGTTCACCAGTTCCTGAACGGGGCGGGCCGTAACCCGCCCTTTTCGATACTGTTGGCAAAACCTTTGTGCCCATGTCCGCGAACCAGCCGCCTCTCCTGCACGTCTACGCACGAAATGTCGAGCACTGTGCGTTCAAGCGCGGTTGGTCGACGCCTCGACTGGCCACAGAACTCGGCGTCTCGCTGAACACGCTCAACCGCATCCGCTTCGGCCGCAGCCGCTACCTCGACCCCGAGGTCTTCACAGCGCTGCTGGAGCTGTTCGGTTGTGAACCCAACGACCTCCTGCTCCCCCAGCCCGGCATTGACTACGCCATCACTGACTGAACGTCTCCGGGCTCTCCCCCGCTACGAGCCTGTCCGCTCCCACGAGGGCGACGAGCGTCTCTACGCCACCCCCGTCGGCTCCTGCCCCTCGGTCACCACGATCCTCTCCGGCTCCCGCGACAACTCCGGCCTCGAAGCCTGGCGCGAATCCGTCGGCCACGAGCGCGCTGACTTCATCAGTTCCCTGGCCTGCTTCCGGGGCAACAACCACCACCTAGCAATCGAGCGGTACCTCACCGACGGCACCGAGCCCGGCTTCGACTTCCTCCAGACCCCCTACTGGAAGAGCACCAAGTCCTTCCTCACCACCGTCGACGCACCGCTCCTCCTTGAGGGCGCGATCTGGCACCCCGACGGCTTCGCCGGCACGCTCGACTGCCTCGCCTACCTCGCCGAAGACGGTCTCCAACCGACATTGCTCGACTGGAAAACGGCTGACACCCCCCGCAAGCCCGACAAGATTTACGAGTACTCGCTGCAATGCGCCGCGTACACCGCCGCAGCGAACTACGTCTACGGCCACCTGGGCCTGCACATCACCCAGGCCAAGATCGTCATCGCCATCGCGGACTCCCCTCCGCAGATCGAGACCCTCGACGCCCGGGCCCTCGAACAGCTCTACAAACACTTCCTCGCCCGGCTGAAGCGCTTCACCTTCAGCCGAGCCCGGAGGTCAAAACGATGAAGCGCGAACAAAACAAGGTCGAGGAATACCTGAGTTCCGCCATCGCCGGCTCGCTCATCGGCCAAATCGCCAGCCGCCGCGAGCTCAGCTTCTACACGCTGCTGGGCCCCAGTTTTGACGGCGACTCCCCCGAACTCCGCGCCCTCAGCGACGAACTCACCGAGCTCGGCATCAACCCCGACCTCCTCGCCAACCACGCCCTCTCCAGCCTGGTCGCCCTCTTCGTCGAAGAGAGCAACGCCAACTTGATCGTCTGCCAATACACCTCGCTCCTCTGGTCAATCCTCGGCGACCCCAAAAACGGGGGCAAACCCCCCGAGATCTACCGCAAAGCCGGCGTCGCAATGCACCTCGCCCTCCTCGGAATCCTCGACCCCTCCTTCCCCGAGTAACCCAGTCATGCGCACCCCACCCCGTCTGATCGGCCTCTACAGCCCGGCCCCCCGCTCCGGCAAAACCACCATCGCCCGCTACCTGATCGACGCGGGCTACGAAACCATCTCCTTCGCCCACCCCATCAAGCGCATGGCCACGGTCCTGCTGATGGAACTCGGCCACGACCTCGACACCATCAACCGCCTCCTCGAGTACGGCAAAGGCGACACCATCCCCGGCATCAAAACCAACCTCCGCCACATCCTCCAAACCCTCGGCACGGAGTGGGGCCGCGACTGCATCCACCCCGAGCTCTGGCTGATGTGCTGGGAGCACGCCGCCACCCGCCAACTCAACAACGGCTTCAACGTCGTCTGCGACGACATCCGCTACCCCAACGAAGCCGCCCTGATCCGCCGTCTCGGCGGCGAAATCTGGTGCGTCACCCGCCCCCACACCGAGCGCGGCACCAGCCACTCCTCCGAGGGCTCCCTCGACAACTACCCCCTCTTCGACCGCCGCATCCTCAACGACGGCACCTTGCTCAACCTCTACGAGCGCATCCAACAAATCCTGACCCCCCAATCCATCGCCGTCTAACCATGCCCCCCATCCCCACCAAATCCGTAACCCTGGCCCCCGAGCCCGGCGACATCCGCACCTACCCCTGGCGCTTCCAACTCGGCGAGCTCGTCTACATCAAAGGCTGGCCCCTCGACGAAGTCCTCACCGTCATCGGCGGCGAACTCTGGCTCGGCTTCCCCCACCTCCGCCTGTACCACCGGGACGGCACCACCTGGCGTGTCCCCCAGCTGCACTGTTCCTCCAAACCGATCAGCTTCCGCAAGCCCTGACGCATGCCCGCCGAGTTCGTCCACTGCACCCCCGACGCCGAGCGCCTCATTGTCAAGATGGCCCGCGTCAGCAACCCCGACAACGCCGACAACTGGGACACCGGACCCAAGCTGCTGCGCTACCTCATCGCGCACCGCCACTGGTCCCCCTTCGAGATGGCCTCGCTCTGCCTCCGCCTCGAAACCGAGCGCGACATCGCGGCCCAACTCCTGCGCCACCGCAGCTTCTCCTTCCAGGAGTACTCAACCCGCTACGCCCGCACCACCCTGGCCGAGTGCCCGCCCCAGCGTCTCCAAGACACCACCAACCGTCAAAACAGCCTGGACACCATCCCCTTCGCGATGAAGTCCTACTGGGACCTTCGTCTCGGCCGCGTCATCGGTGACGCCTTCCTCCTCTACGAAGACATGCTCACCGAGGGCGTCGCCAAAGAAACCGCCCGCCGCATCCTGCCGCTCTGCACCCCCACCACGCTGTACATGCACGGCACGCTGCGCAGCTGGATCCACTACATCGACGTCCGTTGCGACCCCGGCACCCAACTCGAACACCGCGAGCTCGCCACAGAGTGCAAAGCAATTTTTACTACCCAATTCCCCACCATCGCTGAAGCGGCTTGGCCATAGCACCAAGCTCTGGGCCTCCTTTTTAGGTGTAAGTCCCTGGTTTTGCGGCACCCTGCATCGCCTTGCAGCGCGGCGCACGGCCCCGCACAGCGGTGCGCCGCAAAGCACAGCTCCCCGCACCGAGTCGGGGACCCCAACCCCTACGAGGAACTCACCATCAATGGCTTTTCTCCGCTATTCAGTAGAGCTAACAGGCACAGCACCTTTGCTCTGCTCTAACAATTGCACAATCGATCAACTCGGCACTCCAGCTGACATCCTTGGCTGGTACCACAAGATCCCGCAGAAGAAGCGAGAGCTCCGCGTAGAGCGTTCAATGCGCAACTTTCATTGGCTTTTCAGCGGCTACTGGAAACACGAAGGTGCGGTCCAGCACCCTTCAGAGACAGATGGCTGCGATGTTTTCGAGAACTACGCTGATCCGATTCTTCCCGCTCCCAACTTGCAGCGCTGTTTGCGTGATGCTGCAACGGCGTGGAAGCTTGGTAAAGACGTCTCACGCTCCACAATCGTGGAGAACGACTCCCCAATTACATACAACGGCCCGCGAGAAGCCCGCGCCATGCTCAAAGATGGGCGTTTCTACAGTTGCCGCCCTAATGGCAGAGGGAACATGGCTATCCGCGTCATGTTCCCTGAATGGAGCGTCCGCTTCCGCGTGCTGATTAACGACGAAATCATGGGAGAACGGGATTTTGTCAAGATTCTTGATCGCGCAGGAGTAGCTGAAGGCTTGGGAGCCTGGCGCCCTGGCAGCCCTAAGGGCGGGCGTTTCGGCCGCTTTTCTGTTACTGATTTCACCCCGCTCTCATTTGAGGAGGCCGAGTGATGGAAACTCATAACGCCACAATTGACTACATCAACCTGCGCAAAGGAGACCGCATCGAGGCCGACGTCGTTTGGAACTTCTACGCTTTGCTCAAACCCGAGGTTTATCAGAACTGGATCGACGAGCACGGCAACGAAGATCTAGCCAAAGCGGCACACATGCCCCAAACTCTCGTCCGAGTTCGCGACTGGATCGACGCACGCCGTAACGCACTGGACCTTCCCCCTCTCGTTATCAACACTAAAAACACCGGGCTCAATGTTCTCAACGACGAAGAGGCCAGTCGTTACCTCTCCGACCGTGCTTTCGCCGGTCTGCGCCAGCACGCCAAGAACACCGGCAGACTGATCGCAGCGGTTGACGAGACACAGCTCAGCTCTGCCGCGTTGCGTGAACACGAAAGCCGATTGCGTACACATAGCTTCGTTCTTGCTTCCACCCATGGGGCCCAGACGATGCTTCGCAAGCTGCGCCGGGAGGGCAGAGAGGCTCCCAAGCTGAAGTAATCCCTGGGCTTCCTTCCGAGGTGTAAGTCCCAGGGCCGCCGCATTGCTCCGCGTCGCATCGCACCGCGCCACTTCGCCCCGCAAAGCCTAGGCCCCCACACCGAGTTGAGGGCACCAACCCAACACAGAGTCCCGGCTCTCTGGTGGGTTGACCTACCACCGCCGCCGTGCATCGCATCGCTCACCTCCGCAACCCACCGCCGTGCTCCGCAGCGCAACGACCTCTGCACCGAGTCAGAGGTACTACACAAGAACAACAAATGACTCAACCCTTACGCATCACAATCGAGTCAACCGCCGATGGATATCTGCGGTGGGAGATGGTTTGCGGTCCGGACGGAAAGCTCCATTTCGCAGGCACGTCGCCGCTGCTCGAAAGATGTTTTGAGGATTTGATCAGAGCCCAATGGACCCTCGCCGACCACCTCACAGCTGACCCGGACCCCGAGCCCGACTGGCTGCCTGACCCACCCGCGCACCAGACGCCCATCCCCGAGGTCCATCCGACCGCTGGCGCTGCGCTCCCCGTGCAACAGGACATCCCAGCCGGCGGCCATCTAACTAAACCTTCCGAACTTTTTTACCCTCACCCATCCAGTTCTGGTTGACAATGCCCGCATGTCTCAATCAGAAGTACACAGCTATCTGACCGAGATCGGTCGCCACCCGGTCCTCTCGAAAGAGGCCCAGCTGCGGCATTGCCAGCGCATCTACGCCTGGGTCCACCACGAGGCCGGCCGCGACGCAGCCCCCGACCGCATCCGCCGCTCCGGCTCCCGCTCCATGGAGGTGATGATCCGCACCAACCTCCGCCTGGTCGTCTCCATCGCCAAGCGCTACCAGGGTCGGGGCCTGGACCTCGCCGACCTCATCCAAGAAGGCAACCTGGGCCTGATCCGCGGCCTCGAGCTCTACGACCCGACCCGCGGCTACGCCGTCTCCACCTACGCCTACTGGTGGATCCGCCAAGCCATCACCCGGGCCCTCCACACCCACGCCCGCTCGATCCGCCTGCCAATCAACACCCACGAACTGCTCGCCCGCATCCAGCGCTTCACCACCGAGCACACCAGCCTCTACGGCACCGCCCCCACCGTGCTCCAAATCGCCGAATACACCGACACCAGCCCTGAGCGCATCGCCCAAGTCCTCCAAACCCACACGCTGACCGCCTGCTCCTCCCTCGACGCCATCACCACCGAGGGCGGCACCACAATCATCGACCTCATCCCCTCCCCCACCGAATCCAACGAAAGCGAACCGGACGAAGTCCTCGCCCTCGACGCCAACAAAGAAGCCGTCCAAGCAGCCCTCGCGGCCCTGAACCCCACCGAATTCCGGATCATCCAAGCCTCCTTCTTCCAGGGCCGCACGCTCAAAGACATCGCCACCGAGTTCGGTTTCAGCCGCTGCCGCGCCGGCCAAATCCAAAAAACCGCCATCCGCAAACTCCGCATCACCCTGTCCCTCGCTGGCCACGCCCCCACCCCATGAGCCCCTCCCCCATCGTTCCCCTGCGCTGGTACGAACTCTGGATGCTCCGCTTCCTCTCCCGCAGCCCCCGCATCCAACGCATCACGATTTGGCAGGCCAGCCTCGAGCCCGTCGCCCCGGCCCAACCCGACCTCGTGGAGCAGCTCGAATCCCTGTACGAGGGCCCCCCAGCCCAGCGGTAGAGTTGCGGTAACTCCCCTAGAACGTCAAGTGCCCGCCAAGAAGCCTGTCCCCAGAGCCGAATTCTTCGCCATCTGCGAGGACCATTACCGGCGGGACGGCTTCGTGAAGTGGGCTGCAGTCGCGGAACAACTCGGCGTGACCCGCCAAGCAGTAGCCGTGCGCCTTGAGAAGGCAGTACGGAATGGCCACCTGTCGGAAGATGACTACAAGCGCTGGGCTGGAACCAAGGCCAGAGAGGTGTTCTCCACCGAGCGCGAGGCCGAACGCCAGGAGAAGAAAAGACGCACAATCGCGACCTTATTAACCCCAGAGAACCACGACTGGGTAACCAACGAATGCGCACGACGCCACATTCGGTCGGGCGATTTAATAAACGAACTTATTAACGGAGCCCGAATCAAATAGGCGAATACCAACACATACATATTAAATTTTTACTGGCCCGGCGATGTGCAATCACTCGCCCCCATGTCTCACGGCAAGACTCAGTGAGACCCAGGGTTTTCCGCAGGGGGTTGACGGGTGCGCCGAGTTGCCGTAGGATGCTCTCACGCGCGCACGCGCCGCGCGTTCTATCTCTGCCCGAGCATCCCCACGGGCTCGCTCTGCAGGGGTTGACGGATCGCCCGATTACCCCTTACCTTGGTTTCAACGGATCGAAAGCACCCGCGGCCGTCGCGCCCGGTTCTCCGCTCTCGCTCCCAGGCCACCGGCTCGCCCGGCAGCCGCCAAACCCAGGGGGTTGACGGATCGCCCGATTAACCCTTACCATTCAGAGGCAACCGATTCAGGAAGCGAACATGCACTGACCCATAGCGCAACCGAACAAGCGCGGCCGGCCTGGCGGATCCCAGGAGCGATAGCTGTGGCAGCGTCCGGACTGACTGGGCGCTAGCTGTGGGCAACGGCTTTCATGCCGGCCTCACGTACGACCTGCTCGGATCACACCGAGCACGACGACCGGCACCGACATACCCAAACGCCATAACGACGGGCGATAGCGGGTGAGGTGCTCAGTAGCCGATGGTTGGGGTGCTCATGGCGAACGCGGAACCTCCTGCAGAGGGGTGCTGCCACCGGTGTTTGTTTAGGGAGCGCTCCTGCAGGGCTCCCGGCGTCCTCCTAACCGAGGGCGTGGTGCGCCGGCCCCTTAACGCCCGGCCTGCAGGCATGGTGGTTCTGATCCACCCGGTGTCCGTCCCGCTGACTGACAACGGTGGCCGCGTGCCCACCGTGGCAACGAGCACTCGGCTCTGCTCAGCACGCACAAAACATCTCCCCCAGAAGTTCCCCCTGGCGCACTGCGTCCGGGGGTCTTTTGGCTGAGGTGCTTTGCATCTCCATCCCTCTCAAGCTGTGAGTTCAGCCATGCAATTCGACTCACGCCGGGCCACCTGCCCCGGCTACCTGGAGTTCATCTGGCGCACCGACACCCCCCTCCCCGAGGGCGCCAACCCACAAGCCATCGCCTACATCACCGACACCTACAGCACCCCGCGCAAGCCCTGGTTCTGCGGTGTCTACGGCATCCACGTCGTCGAAGGCGCCTCCATCGCCTCCGTCAAGTCCGAGCTGTTCGCCCTGATCGAAGCCGGCCAATGATCACCACCCACGCCACCGAGCACGACTTCTCCCGTTGGGAAGCTCACGCCAAAACCCTCGACGCCTACTCCCTCCGCTACGTCATCTCCGACTGCAAGCAAGCTGCAGCCGGCATGTTCGGGTGGAATCCTTCCCGCGAGGGCTACTACCTCGACCAAGCCGCCACCTACGGCATGGAACTGACGCGCCGCAACCGCCAGCTCCCGCCCGCCTTGCGCCACCGCTAACCGATTCAGGAACTGCACACGCCATGACCGCAACGCTCCACATCCATCCGGAGGACTTCGACGCCCTCCTCAAATACTTCGCTCGCGCAAACCAGCTCCATTACGACGGCTACTGCACCGAGGACGAGTTCAACACCGTGCAGGACTACATCGACCAGATCAAAGACCTCGCCCTGAACTACCGCCAATGAAAACCCACTTCCACGATCCGGCCCAACCACCTGTCACTCCCGAGCAACTGCGCTCCGTAGGTGTGGACCCCACCGACCTCTATTGGTCCGGCACGTTCCGCTCGTGGCGCTTCGCTGGCGCCACTGCCAGCCGCTCCCCTTACTTCTCCACCGGCCAGATCCTCCACGAGCTCGGCCTCACCCCCGACCCCCGCGCCTGACAACCATGCTCATCATCGACACCTGCTCCGGCACCGTCCTCGCCGCCGAGTACTGCGTCCTCGTGCCTGACGCCGCCCTCACCGAGGCCGAATGGGACGCCCTCGACGCCATGTCCGACAGCGAAGTGTCCGCCCTCGCCCGAGAGCGTGGCCGGCCAATCCTTCCGGACGCTCAAGCCCTCGACGCTGTCGCGGAGTTCTTGTCCGGTGAGGACTGGTCCTCCGAATACATCGAAGCAGTAGCTGACACGGTCCGCGCCACAGGCCGCACCATCGCCGACCTGCCATGACCATCACCTTCTCCCGATCCCACGGCGGCTATGTCGTCCGCCTCGACCGCAACCTGATCGGCCTACTGCTGGCGCCGCGCCCCCACGAACAGGACTGGCGCATCCTCACCGAGCACGGCGACTGCGCCAGCGCCCCCACGTTGCAGGACGCCAAGCGCCTCGCCGCCGACTTCCTCATCCTCGATCACGCCGCCTAACCGCCATGGCTACCCGCTCCGCCATCGGCTACGCCCTGCCCTCCGGCAAGGTGCGCGCCGTCTACTGCCACTGGGATGGCTACCCCGCCCACCAGCTGCCCATCCTCGAAGAGCACTACCCCACCTTGTCCAAGGTGCGCGAGCTCATCCGCCCGGGCTCAATGTCCGCGCTCCGCACCTCCCAAATCTGGGAGTCCGAAGCCACCCGCGACCCCCAACCCCTCTACCACCACGAGCGCGGTGCCGGCCCCTGGTCCGCCGGTGACGGCGGCTACGGCGACCCCCCGTTCTCCGTGCCCGATGCCGACGCCCCCTCCCACTGGGCCAAGTACGGCTGCGAGCACCTCTACATCTTCCGCCCCGGCTACGGCTGGTTCCACTACGAGCTCTGACCCATGCCCACCAACCCCAACGGTCGAGTCCTCTACGAGGGCCCGTCCCTGCTCGATGGCGCCCCCATCGTCGTCATCGCCACCGGCTTCGCCGAGCGCTCAGGCAACGCCAAGACCGGCTCGATGATCCAAACCTGGATCCTCCGCCAGGACATCCCCCCTCACCACGCCTTCCGCGGCCCCGAGGGCGGCTCGGTCTGCGGCGACTGCTCCCACCGCCTCAATGACACCTGCTACGTCTCCTGGTGGCAGGCCCCGCTCGCCGTCTGGAACTGCTGGCACCACGGCGCCGGCTACGCCCCGGCTTCTCCGGCTGACTTCGACGACGTGCTCCTTCGCATCGGCTCCGGTGGTGACCCATGCGCTGTGCCCGAGCACGTCTGGCTTCCACTGATCAGCCGCGTAGCGGCCCACACCGGGTACACCCACCAATGGCGCAACCCCGTCGCTGCCTGGGCCCGGGGCGTGCTTCAAGCCAGCTGCGACGGCTTCGCCGACTACCTCGACGCCACCGCCCACGGCTGGGCCACCTTCCTCGTGACCCCTCCGGATGCGCCCGCCCCGGCCGGCACCGTCCACTGCGCCGCCTCTGCCGAGCGCGGCCACAAAACCACCTGCGCTGCCTGCACCCTCTGCGACGGCGCCACCACCAACGTCGTAATCCACGCCCACGGCTCCCGCGCCTCCCGCGTGGCCCTCCGTAACTGATTCCTGAATTGGTTGACTCATGACCAGCCTCCGCCCAAGATCTCAACGTCGCCCCCGCGCCCCCATGCCCCCCTGGCTTGCCGCCGAGCACCTCGCCGGCTTCGTCCTTGGCCTGGCCCTCGCCGCCATGGCCATCGACCACGGAATGCAGCACCCCACCAACACGCTGCCCAGCCCTGTCCCCACCACCTACCCGGGCCCATGACCTACTGCCCTGACCCCCGCACCCTCGATCCCCCGGACGAGCTCCCCTGCTCCCCACCTCACCCCGTCTGGCACTTCCTCTCCGACGACTTGGAGCACGAGCACTGGGTCGACGACCCCACCGAGGTCGACGACTACCTCGCCGCCTACGCCGAGCGCGGCGCTCCCTTCACCCTGCGCCAGCTCCTCATCGAGGACTGAGCGCCTCCATCCCTCTCATCCCTCACTGCTGTGACAACCACCATCACCCGGGCCCCCGCGCCCAGCGTCCGGCGCAAACGCGCCTACGTCCCAACCGGCGACGTCGGCCGCCACCTCTCCCGCGCCGCCGAACTCCAAGCCCAAATCGCTGAGCTCACCGCCCTCTACGACACCGAGCGCGACTGGCTCCGCACCCACATGGCCGGCCAATCCCTCGCAACCCTCGAGCTCGGCCCAATCCGCTGCACCCTCAAATCCCGCAGCCGCTGGACCTACAGCCCCGAAACCCAGCGCGACATGCAGGCCATCGCCGTCACCCAGAAGTGGGAGCAGAAGCAAGGCATCGCGCAGAACGACCCCACCTACTACGTCGCCCTCACCCACAGCGAGTCATGACTGTTACCCAGCTATCCCCAACCCAGCTGCACCGCACCGTCGCCTCCATGGAGCGCCACGGCGGTGGCTTCTGCCGCGCCCTCGCTGGCGCCTGGTACCTCGCGGACCGCAACAACAAGGCCCGCATCGAGGCTGCCTTCGCCCACCTCCTCGCCGACTACTCCCCCGGCTCCGGCTTCTACGAGGACGAGTACTAACCCATGACCACCAGCTACCTCCGCCTCTGGTACCGCTTCGACGGCACCTGGCACAACCGCGTCTACGCCACCGAGGACCCCGAGTGGCGTAGCGCCTTCACCAGCCTCAGCGGGTCTCGATACAACGTCCGTATCGAGTACCTGCACGACCGCCCCACGCATGACGGCACCAACACCTACTGCCAAGCGGCCTGATCCACGCAATGACCCCGACTTCGACACCTGGACCTACGGCACCGAGCCCATTCCCGGCGACAACACCTGGACAACGCCCCGAGCCCTACGCCCACGCCCGCTGGCAAGCCGGCTGGACCCATGACTCCGGGGTCTGGATCGCCCCCGACGGCACCACTGCCGCCGACTGGGCGCTCGAAGGCAACCCCTTCCCCGAGGACGACGGTTACCTCAACTGGGCCGATGCCTACTGGCACTACGAACACCTCGACAACTCCCCCACCCCATGACCAGAGCCGTGCTCTCGACCTTTGTTCCCGCATCTCCCCATGACCCAGCTCCCACGTAAGCGCGACATCCCCATGCAATTCCGCGCCAGCCAACGCATCACGATCACCGTCCCCTACTCGGTGTTCAACCGCCTCAACGACCTCGCCCACAAGCAGGGGCGCTCGTTCTCGAACTGCGCCGCCTACTACCTGGAGCGCGGCATGGATTCCGTTTCTGGATCTTCTGGCCTCCTGTCCTGAATGGGTTGACCATTCATCCCATCCGCTCTACCTTCTCCTAGGTGGGCCGCACGCCCGTCCTCCCGAGGGGTGCGCCTCGGTCATCAACGCGCCCTCATCCACCCAGCGCTCGCCGCTGATCTCTCACCCCATGCAATGACTTTCACCGCAAACCGCGTCACCACCGCCTACGCCGCCGACGGCAAGGGCCCCATGGTCTACGGCCGCTACCGAGACCGCGGCTACGCCGTCAACCCGCTGATCGGCCGCGTCGGCACGATGATCACCGAGAACGCCTCGGCCTCCGAAGCCTTCGCCATCGCCGGCCTGGACTGGTCAGCCGACAAGCGCCCCGCCTTCTTCATGGGCCCCGACGGCCCGATGCAATCCCCCGAGCACTGCTCCATCGTCCGCAGCGACACCAACCAGCTCCTGGGCATCCACGGCTCGGGCTACACCCCGGTCCAGAACTCCTCGCTGATCAACCTCCTCGACTACCTGCGCGAGGACATCGAGATCGAGAACGTCCTCTCAATCCGGGACGGCCGCAAAGTCTTCGCCACCGCCTCAATCCACGTCGAGGACGAAGTCGTCCCCGGTGACCGCGTCCGCCGCTACCTCCACGCCTTCAACTCCTTCGACGGCTCCAGCTCCTTCGGCGTCTTCTTCTCCGACGTCCGCCTGGCCTGCGCCAACCAGCTCAGTTACCTCACCGGCAAAGCAGCGACGCGCGCTTCCAACGAAGGCCACGGCCTGCGCATGAAGCACACCACCTCTGTCACCGCCTTCGCTGAGCGCCTTCCCCACCTCATCGACCTCGAACGCCAATCCTTCCGGCGCTCCATCGACGAACTCCGCGACCTGGCCCACACCAAGCTCACAGCCGAGGTCGCCCGCCGCGTTCTCGAAGCCACCTACGCCGACAAGCTCGCCATCCCCATCAAGGACAAGGTCACCGGCGACAAGCGAGATCGCACCCTCAACGACCTCCCCGAGATCGGCATGATCCGCAGCCACTACACCGGTGACACGGGCCTGGGCATCAGCTCTATCCCTGGCATCACCGGCACGGCCTACGGCCTGTTCAACGCCATCACCCAGTTCGAGACCCACGACGCCGGCCGCGCCAAGGACGAAACCGAGCGCGCCCGCGCCCGCCTCGAATCCCTCTGGGGTGGCGACGCCTCTCGCCGAATCGCCCGTGCCCGCGAAGCCTGCCTCGCTCTGGTGTGATCAATTATGCGCGCTAGTTTCTACATCTAGCGCGCGATTTGATGCCTTAGGTATCACATGTCCCCTCGCATATCTGTCGCCTAAGGCACTCCCAAAGGCGCTATGCACGATCTGCATAGCTATCCGGTTCAGCATTATTCAGCAATCTGCTGCATATTGCACGCATTGCACCAATACGCAGCTTTAGTGCTGCATACTGCTCATCCCGCTGTGCATGGCACACCAGGCACACGGGCTCTTTTCCCCCTGAAATGACCTCAAACGCCGTAATCATCTCGAAGAACCCTGCTGTCATCGACTGGCTCAATGACAAAGGCATTCACGCCCCCGTCCTCGAGCACGTAGTCCCGTTGGACGTCGCCCACAAGCACGTCTACGGAACGGTTCCCTATTGGCTTGCAGCCTTCGCCGATTGCATCACTGAGGTCAACATCCCCGGCTTAGATCGCCCCTCCCGCGAGCGCTTCCTCCGCGGCGACATCACCATCCAGGAGATGGACGCTGCGGGCGCCGAGCTCGTCACCTACCGAGTCCGCCCTGTCTGATTAGTCCTTCAATGTTGTCCGCTCAACGCCCATCGCAGACTTTCAACCTGTATTTAGGGGACGAAGATCTTTGCCTTCTCTTTGACGCGCTCGACATCGTTCTCGACAGCGAGGACGAAGCCACTCGACAGTGGCTGTGCGAAACCGTGGACTATTCCACTTTTCGCCAACGCACCGAACATCTGCGATCACGCATTGCCGCGCACCTGAACTGAGCCCAAACAAAAAGGACCTGGGATCTCACCCCCAGGTCCGCTCATCCACACGGACAGCGCTGTGAATCTCTGCCCATGCAACGCCATTCTCCCACGCCCTCCCAGCTCCGGGCACCCCCATCCCCGCCCCGAGCACGCCCCCATACGCTGGAGTAGCCGGGCCAGTCCGATGCAAATCCCCGACTCTCCCGAGGCCCTGTTCGAAGCGCTCGCGGACTCCTCCATCCGCGAGCTCTACCCCCGCTACGACGAGCTCGAACCCCGAAACCAAAAGCTGGTCCGCCTGCTCCACACCGAACTCACCAAAGGTGAGCTCAGTGACCGCACCTTCCAGCAATTCGTCGGCTTCGTCCTCATCCTCTGGCGCAGCTTCAACACCAGCGTCCTGCTCCACAACGCGAACCTGATCGACTCCGAGGACGAGATCGACACCGAATGGGTGGACACCGCCACCCACCTGGCCCGCATGGACCAGTACCTGCTCAACCTCCTCGTCGCCCTCGAGTCTCTCCCCGAGGGCGATTCAGACGACGACAGGGATCCCACGACCCTCCGCTACCTGCTCAGGGATAGGGGCTAACCACCCCCGACAAACTGGAAACAGCGTCCGCCTCCCCCGCCTGAGCCGGTAGAAGCGTCGCCCTTCTTCCCAACCCGACCCGCGCCGTTCCGGCAGCCGTTTCGACATGGACATCTCCATGGCTGGTTTTGCTGCGTACCAACTCATGCAAGTCGAAACAGGGATCCCCCTCTACACCACCTGCGCCACGGAGCAAGAGATCCTCCGTGCCAACAACAACCTGCGTGAACGGGGCTTCAGCTTCCGTTTCATCCCCGCAGGCACCTTCCACATGCCCTCCCTCCATGACCCGACCTGACCCCCTCCGCCTCACCGAGACCTACAGCTTCGCCCTGGCCCCAGTCGTGGGCCCCTTCCTCGAAGCCCTCGGCAACCTCGCCCAAAGCCTTGCCACCGCGTCCGACAATCTCCGCATGGAGCGAGCCGCCCTGCAAAGCCCCGAGGACGAGTGACCCACACCCCCGATCACATCAACCCCCTCGATCTCGACGACGACGCCTTCCTCGCCAAAGCCGAGGCCATGTGCTCCACCAAGGCGGCCTTCACCACCCGCCCCGAAGCCATGGCCCTCGCCAAACGCCGCGGCTACACCGTGACCCCCTACCTCTGTCCCTGGTGCGGCCACTGGCACCACACCAGCTACGACCGAGCCCGCGCCAAAGCCTTCAACCGCAGGCTCAAGCGCCTCCTCCGCGACCCCGCGGAGTGCTGACAACCCCGCCCATCACCCTTATCGTTTGCCCCGCTCTATCCCATTCATGAACGCGACAGCCACCCAACCCCACCGCTTCATGCCCGGCTGCAACCCCCTGGTCCAGCAAGCCCGGCAGGACCGCCTCGACGCGCTCTACGAGCGAGACGGGCGCCACGACCCCGCGCACCCCGCGCATCAGACCTACACCGGCCTCTGGGCCAAGTACGGCAACGAGCCCTGCACAGACGAGGCACCGCTGCCATGACCCTCGCCCCCACCAGCGACTTCCTGGGCACGCAGCCCGACCGCATCGAGCACGACTTCTGGGCGTTCCACGTTTCCAACCCTCGCGTCTACGAAGAGCTCCGGAACCACGCCCTGGAGCTCCGCCGCCGAGGTCGCAGCCATTACGGCATCAAAGCCCTGTTCGAGGTCGTCCGCTTCCACCGCGCCCTCCAAACGCAGGACAAGTGCTCCGAGTGGAAGCTCAACAACAACTACACCGCGCTCTACGCCCGCATGCTCATGGCGAACGAGCCAGAGCTCCGCGACTTCTTCCGCACCCGAGTGCGCCGCGCCTCCTACACCCGAGTGCGATGAGCCCCGACGACCTTTCTGTCGAGTACTACGTCGACTCCCACGGCCACGACTGCTATCGCATCTGCCTCCCCAAAGGCGGCCCCTGCTCGACCGTCAGCTCTGCCCATCTGATCGATGAGCGCAAGACCCAGCTCCTGCGGTGGAACCACCTCCTCTACGAGCCCGGCCCTTGACCCATGCCTCCCGTAATCGTCTTCGGTCTGACCTGGCTGGTGGGAATGCTCGCCGCCACCATCTACCTCACCCAGCTCCGATGAAGCGCACCCTCCTGCTCTTAGCCCTGGGCCTCGCCCTCGGCGCCGCCGCCCGCTGGGCCACCAGCCCTCTGGCACCGACGGCTTCCCCCTACGCCCCTGACGTCTGGCACGAGTAATGGCCGTCAATCGGATGGGCCCGCCCTGCCCCGAGTGCGGTTGCCTGGTCAGTGACATCACTCGCACAAACCGCAGCGCCGAGGGCCACTTCTGGCGCCGCCGCGACTGCCCCAGTTGCGGACACCACTTCCAAACAGTGCAGCACGCCGAGATCGTCGCCCCCCGCGGCACGGTCAGCTGGCGCTACCGCACGGTCCAGATCAAATGGGCAAATTTCCGCAATCACTTCACCCAGTTGGTCGCGCAACCCCATGACGATTGAGCCGCGCTACGACCTCAACGCGCTGGTCGCCACCTACACCCGTGCCACCCACGCTGCCGACGCGCACCCCTCCCCCGAGCACGCCGGCGTCAGCGCTGTCCTCGCCCACATCGCCGATGAAGCGCGGCGCGCCATCGCGTCCAACCTCGACCGCTACGACCACCGCTCCCTGTACGAGTTCGCCGCCGCCCTGGACTACGCCACCAAGCTCCAGCGCCCCGACCCCTAGGCCCTTTTCCAACCTGTCCTGAACTGGTTACGCTGTGCCCAGAGGCGGTAACTACCCGTTCCCGTCAGTAACGATCCGGCCATGGTTGCGCGCAATCCCAACATCGTCGACGGCCTCCGCGAGAACGAGCGCCTCGCTGCCGACCTCCTGGCACGCGGCAAGACCTGCCGCGAGGTCGCCCGCGCCCTCGGCATCGCCGAAAAGACCCTCTACAACTGGCGCAAGCGGCCCGCCGTCCAGCGCGCCATCTACAACATGCAGCAGGAGCTGATCGACAGCTCCCAGTCGCGCAACGTCGCCCTGATGCCCGAGGCCATCGCGACCTTGACGTCGATCATGAACGACGAAAACGCCCGCGCCAGCGACCGCATCGCCGCCTCCCGCGCCCTGCTCAACGGCGCCGCCGCCTACCAAGAGCGCAAGCTCCTCGAGCGCACGGTGTCCGACCTGGAGCACCAGATCTACGGCCTGCTCCAGATCCCTGCCGAGCCCGTCCCCGAGCCCGACGGCGAGGACCTGGATCTCCTGAAATCCGCTGATCCCGAGGACGAGTGACCGCCTCCCTCGCCCAGCTCCAACGCCGCGCCGACAAGCTCCGGCTCGAACTGGCCAAGCGCAAAGCCCGCTCCGCCAACTTCGACCCGGGCGTGCGCGTCACCAAGCTCCCCGGCGTCGAGGACTGGCCGTCGTTCGCACGACGCACCTGGATCCGCACCGGTGGCACCGTCGCCCCCTTCGACCCCTACCCCTACCAAGTCGAGCTCGTGCGCTCAATCAACGAGCACCCGAACACGATCATCAACAAGTCCCGCCAGATGGGCGCCTCCGAGACGGTGTGCTCCTATCTGCTCTGCCGTGCCCTCACCGAGCGCGGCTTCGCTGCCGTGGTCTTCTCCAAGACCCAGCAGGACGCCTCCGAGCTCGGCCGCCGCGTCCGCGCTATGGCCAACAGCATCGAGGGCGAATCCATCCGCTACCTGACAGACAGCAACACCCAGATCGCCATCGAAGGCCGGGGCACCCTGTACTTCCTACCTGCTTCACCGCGCGCAGCGCGGGGGATCCCCAGCTGCTCCGTCCTGTTCATGGACGAAGGCGCCTTCCTCGACGGTGCCGCCGAGATCTACCGGGGCGCCATGCCCACCTTGTCCATGGTGGGCGAGAACGCCAAGGTGATCGTCACCTCGACGCCCGACACCGAGCTCGACTGGTTCGGCCAGCTCTGGCACCAGGGCACGCCAGCTGACTGGTACGAGTACGTCCGGCGCCGGCGCATCGAGGAGCTCAACGCCCGCCTCGCCCAGGTCAAGGACTCCTGGAACCGCGTCGCGATCCACTACAGCCAGCATCCGCTCTACGGCCACGACCCGAACTGGGCGCGCAACACCCGCGAGTCGCGCCGGATGACCCAGGCCGCATGGGACTCCGAGTACGAGCTGGCGTTCGGCGCCACCGACACCCAGGTGTTCCCCTCGGATCTGGTGCGCCGCGCCGCCCGAGGCCACTGGCGCGAGTGTGGCTCCATCGGTCGCACCTACGTGATTGGCGTGGACCCCAACGCCGGCGGCAACGACTACTTCACAGCGGTCGTCCTGGACATCACCGAAAAGCCCTACGAGGTCGTGGGCATGTACCGCGAGAACGGTCGCAGCACCGAGTACAGCTTGAAGCACGTCAAAAGCCTCATCGAGGATTACCTTCCGGAGCGGGTAATCGTGGAGAAGCAGGCAATGGGCGCCGTAATCGCAGAGGCGCTGTCCAACATCCTGCCCAACTACGCTATCGAAACTTTTAACACCAGTCGCCCCAGCAAGATCGTGGCGACGGATCGGATCCTGTTCCTGATGGAGCACGACGAGCTGATCTTCCCCGAGGGCGTAATTAGCGACGAGCTCCGCGCCTTCCAGCAAAAGGAATCCGGCAACCGCGAAGCCGCCTCCGGCGCCCACGACGACACGGTGATGGCCCTAGCTTTCGCCTGCCACCTTATCCCAGAGGTACCCAACACCGCCGGCTTCTTCGCACACATCTGAGATGCCGAGCTACTACCGCAAGCGCCTACAAAGAGGCCGCGGTGCGGATCATCGGTAACTTCGCGTTGCTCAACGACCTAAGCGCTGACGGGTAACTCCATCGGCCCCTGCGTCCACCACCAGATCCGCTGTTCCCGCGTGCTGTCCCAAAACACCTGACTGCGGAACCAGCAAGTCCACTCCTCCGAGCCCTTGGCCCGGTTACAGCAGGCGCATGCCGCGACGAGATTCCGCTGCACCGAAGCGCCCCCGCGCCTCCGAGCACGGACATGATCCAACGTCCCAGCCGGAGCGCCGCAATACGCGCACGCCCCACCCCAGGAATCCAGGATCCCCTGTCGAAATCTCAGCTTGGCCGTGCGCTTTGAGCAAAGGAGGGATCCATCGATGTGATGGTCCAACATGCCGCGCAAGGCTGCTATCCCAGGCTACGAACCCCCGAGCGCGGACCCTTACCCCGCAGACTTTGCGCCTAAAAGCTGAATTATCGGCAGAAATTCTAAATTGTTGGGCCAAAACATCAAATTGTCGCCTTGCCAATCTAAATTCTTGCTCCAAAAAGCTGAATCTTCGCCAATTCGAAAAGGTTTAGATTTCCCTCCATAAAATTTGAACTGAACTCCCACGCTTTCACCGTCGTGGCCAACGCAGCTACTGAAGAGTTCCGGAACGACGGGGCACTCGTAAACATTCTCACTGGAATGGGAGTTCCTTCGAGAGACAAGACAGTTTCTACGGCTATAGGCGCAAAGGCTTTCCTTGGAGAAGCAGAACTTGAAGCTCTCTACAGCCACGGAATCCCTCGCCGCTACGTCGACGCCATCGGCGACGAGATCCTCCGGCACCACCCCACGATCACCCTCGGCACCGATGACGAGGCCAACGCCAACGATCTGATCGCCGGGTTCGAAGAGTTCCTGAAGGCGACGCAGTTTCACCACGCCCTGGCCGAGGTCGTCAAGCTCCAGCGTCTCTACGGTGGCGCCGGCCTGGTCCTGCTGATCGACGACGGCCTTGACCCAGCCGAGCCTGTCGAGCCTGAGCGCATCCGCGCCATCCGTGGCTACGTGCCCCTATCCCGTCACGAGCTGATCCCCGAGGACTTCTCGATCACCGATTACTCGAAGCCCTCGCACTACCGGATCACCACCAGCCAGCGCCTGACCCCCGACCAGCAGGGCTCCTACGTCAACGTCCGCATCCACAGCAGCCGGATCGCCCGCTTCGACGGCCTGTACCTGCCCTGGAACGTCCGCGTCCGCAACACCGGCTGGGGCCAATCCGTCCTCCAGCTGATCTGGGAGGCGTACAAGCGCTACGAGTCGGCAATGGCCGGCCTGGAGTCGATGACGACGGACGCCGACCTGTTCGTCCACAAGATCCCCGGTCTGTTCCAGCGCATCGCTTCCGGCAACGAGGGCGATCTGCGCAAACGCCTCGAAGCCAACAGCCTCAGCCGCTCCGTCTACGGCGGCATGGTCGTCGACGTGGAAGAGGACCTGCAGTTCCTCAACCGCGCCCTGAGCAACATCGCCTCCGCCACGGATCCCTTCATCAAGGACCTCCAAGCCGCCACTGGCTGGCCGGCCTCGATCCTGATGGGCGACTCCCCCGGTGGCCTCGGCAAAGAGGGTCGCTTCGAGGAGCGGGTCTGGGCCTCCCTGGTCGAGCAGTGGCAGGAGGTCTACTGCCGCACCCCGATCACCGAAGTCTTCCAGTACATCTTCCTCTCCAAGGAAGGTCCCACCCGAGGCCGTGCCCCGCGTTCCTGGACGGTCCACTTCCCCAACGTCTTCACGCAGACCGAAGCCGAGGACGCCGCCCTGCGCCTGCAAATGGCCCAGGTCGACGCCCAGTACATCAACCTCGGTGTGCTGAACCCGCTGGAAGTGCGCGAAGCCCGTTTCGGCGGTACCGAATACACCCTGGAGACGACGCTCAACCCGGCGGTCACCGAGCAGCTGATCGCGACCACGGACGCCCAGTTCCAGAGCCAGATGATGGGCTACGAGGCGCAGGCTCAGGCCGCTCTCGTCCCGCCCGAGCAGCCCGCTGCTGAACAGGAAGACCCCGAAGAACCCGAGGACGACGCCCCGCAACCCAGCCCAACCGCCAAGACCGACGCCTTCGACCGCTACGAAGCCCAGGGCCTACGTATCCACGTAACGCACCGCAGCGGTGACATCCGCGCTGGTTACCTCGTCGGTCCCGATGGCCAGCGCACCGATGCCAGCAGCTCGGCCCCGCTGATGATCTTCGGGCCCAATCGCACCCGGGCCTACAAGCTCTACCGAGCCCGCTTCGCCTGCGACGGCGCCCTCGTCGACGGGCCCTACGCCACCGGCTTCGCCTCAATGCGCGCCGCCCGCAGCGCCGTGGCGACTTTCTTCCCTCGGCAGACTGTGGCAGGGCTCTCCCCTGTCCCCGAGGGCGAACTCGAAGCACTTCGTGCCGGTTGGGAGGCGTACTGATGGACAGCCA